GTCCTGCAAGCTGATGCAACTGTTGGTTCTGCTGCTCTTGTTGCTCCAGCATCTGCTCATGCTGCTGCACCCAACCGGCAAGCGCCTCACCACTGCCTTGCGGCAAAGTCGCCATCAGTCCTGCAACACCCTTCGGCGTAAGCCCAGCAGCCACCAACCCGCCTCCGGCCTTGATAACGTCTTCTGCCGTAACAGCGTCGCCCAACTTCATCAATTTGTCAAACTCAATTCTAGCCTTCATCAGCGTTTGCCGGCTGGCATCAAGTTTTTCAAACTGCGCTTTGTTAGTAGAATGGATCTGATCCATTGCCTGCAAATGCGGTGGCAAAGCCGGAGCCGGGGCAGCAGGCCCATCTGTCGGCTTAGCAGCAGGCGCGTTATCAGCGCCATCTAGCATCGACATATCCATTTTAAACTCCTTATTCCGTTACATACGGTTGTGCCCATTCAGCTTGCGGCATGTTAACTCCAGCAATGTTAGAATAAGATACGTTGCTAGAGCTAGGATTAAACATCCCGTTGTTTTTCATCATGTTAATCATGGCATAGTTTGTCGCCGCACCGCCAAGGGAATTAGTGGCTCCGGTCAGTCCACTGGCCGCTGCATTGGCCGCGCCAACTGTTCCAGCAGCGCCAGCCGCCGCTCCAGACATCAAAGCCTGATTGGCAGATGTTGTAGAGGTTACACCAGCATTGCTTACACCTGCAGCTGCATTTGCCCCAACGTTGACCTGATTTTGCAAAATATTTGCAATCTGGGCATTTTGAGTCAGATTATTCTGAAACTGCTGCTGGTAAGTCGTACTAGCAAGCCCTTCTGCGTAGTTAGCCGCACCTTTCAGCGCCGCGCCGCTAGCTCCGAGGCCCTGCGCCGCATAGCTGTTCTGAGTTGATTTCAACCCCTGATCGCGAGTAAATTGATAACCTGGGGTTTGTTCCAGCTGTGCCATTGTTGGCTCAAACTTGGACGTTAAAGCGGCAGTCAGCGGATTTCCACCTTGACCTGTACCGGTGAGGTTTTGCAGCTGGCTTAACGCACCAGTACCAGCGGTCATATATGGAGCTAGATTTTGCTGCACCTGGCCAAACATTGCCATTTGATTTTCTTGCGCGGTTCGCGCAGCTGCGGCTTGCTGATCTGCTGCGCTTTTAATCGCGGAGCTTTGCAAAGAAGAACCGTAAACAGAAGCACCAGCCCCAAGCACACCAGCACCAACCATTGCCATAGGAAGTGATATACTAGGCATTTGTTATTCTCCGATCCAGAGGATGTAGCTTTGCTGGATAGGTTTTGCCCCCAGCTTGCAGAAGTATTTCCCGATGTCTTTTCCCCGTCCTTGCAAACGATGATGGGGAGAAACATATTCCACGCCTAGCTTTTTCAGCACTTCTAAACTAGTTTTAAACATTTTATCCCCGACACCTAGCCGAGAAACTTCCGGCAATGCAAACCACATCCCTTGCATTGCCATAGGCATATTCCAACTTTCAACATCCGGCAAGACATTCCAAGTAAGATATCCGACCAATCGACCTTCCAACCTAGCCCCTATCACCCGCATTATCCCTTGCGAATGCATGATTCCGAAAACATGGCCTTGTGGCCCCCAAGTTCTTCTATCATCCACCCCGCCATCAACTTCTTCAAAATGTTTCTTAGTCAGTGGTTCCGCTTCTTTCCAAAACCGAATCCAGTCAAGTTCTTCCCCCACTACCAATTTCGGCGGCAGTGCTCCTTCTGTTAATTGAGTCTCAAACATTGTTCCCCCTCAGATATCTTATTCGTTTCCTTAATCACATTTTCTTTCAGCTTGGCTATTGCTTCAGCATTGGTTTTCAATTTTTCTACCCGTTTTTGCATATCTACTTGAATATTGAAATCTGAATAATATTCCCACCAGCCAACCGGCGGAGCTTCGTCATTGCAAAATTTATAAATATATTCACAAATATCTTTTCTTTTCAGCTGGTTAAAGCTGAAAGTTTTTGTCCCTTCTAACCGACTGATAGCTTCCAAATAAATTTTGCGCTGTTCCAGCTCTAGCAACCCAGGAAACAACCCGCATCGGCCAAGGCTGAAAGCCACTTCTGCTGCCGGCCGTTGTATCACCACCATTTTAGCCTCTGGCATTTTATACTTCAGCACCCGCCAAGCCATCATCGCCCCGGTTTCGCAAGTTCCCGCCAGCCGATCTTTGCCGTAAAATTGACCAATAAATTCAGCTATGCTTTTGCAATCTATCCCCGTATCATGACCAACGGCCCCGGGAACAGGGGATAAAAAATGGCTCAACCAAGCTGTTCTTGATCTTGGCAGCGCAAATAGTAAAAACGGTTTCTGATTCATCCCGCCACCCATGCGCTTCCGTTGTAAAAAACCGGTATCACAAATCCAGGTGCGGGAAAAACCGCAGCTGTAACAGCCGCTCCTACGTAATAGCTACTATTAAGCGCGTCTGTAACCCAGCTTCTATTCCCTACTATTGCAACCGTTGGTAAAGTTGCTACTGTATACCCGTTGCTTTGTCCGGTTCCGCCGTTGGCTGTGGCTAGAATTCCAGTAGTTTCAGCCGCCAAATTTACCGGCCCAAAAGTTGGCACTCCAGAAGCATTTCCATGTAAAACCGTGTTTGACGTTCCGTAAGAACCTATTCCTGCCGGAGCCGCACCAGCACCTCCACCCACGATCAATTGCTGCAACGGAAGCGTTGGACTGCTTTTCCAGCTAGCAGCGGTGTCAAAATAAACTACCCCACCGGAATTTCCATTGACTGTTAGTTGAAAAGTTCCCGCCCCTGTAATCGGGCTTCCGGTCACATTTACCAACCCGCCAGTAAACTGCAATCCAACGCTGTAAACCGTACCCAGCACCGCACTGGTGGCTCCCGTTGCCGAATTGATAATGACAATCTGCGCCCCATCTTGCAAAAGATAAAGCGCCTGTTGCAGCGTCCCGCTATTACCAGCTCGTTGCCAAAGACTGATAAAAAATTTAGCCCAAGTAAGAGTTAACTGTCCGTTTTCATCGACCAAAGGAGTATTCCCTTGGGGAAAACCTTGGTAATTTTGATATCCAGTTGCAACAACAGTCATTCGTTTTCGCCTTTAGCTATTGAGCACATGGATATCAACCCAGGCTCCGTTAAGGGCAACTGAGCCAATAGCAGAATAGCTAAGTTCAAAAACCACATCTCGACCAATTCCAATAACTTGCCATTTAGGCTCGGTTAGATATTGCCCGGGAGTGCCCAGGCTCATTGGAATAGGCTCGCCAAAACTTTTTCCGCGATCCATGCTCACCCGCAGAAACACTTGACCGGCCGCTCCGTTTGAATCCAGCGGTACATCACCAACTTCAATATCAGCTATGAAATTGTTAAATTTGACTCTTTTGCCTTCAGCCTCGACTAAGGGGTTATTTGGGTTTGGTCCCATACCAGCAAGAATATGAGGAAAAGTCCTAATACAGCTGATATTCCCGGTCACACCTTGCACTGTATCGGTGTAAGTATCCCTATCCAGCGAATAAAGCGTTCCATATTGCCAATCTAATCCAACATTGAGTCCGTAAAGATTAGCGACAGAAATAACTCGATCCCGGTTTAACACGCCATTAGCGTCAGTCCAAGCACGTTGATGCCATGCCAAATTTGGATCGCCGATGCTAGCATCGTAAACCCAAGTTTGATTTCCAGCTGGAAAATTCAAACCATAAAACACATGGCCACCCTGCTGGTAAGTATATCCTACCGCATCTTCTACCCCCACGGTTTTAATCATGGACAGGATAGCATTCTCCAACGCATGATTGGATATTCTAGTAGTGGTATAGCCAGTTTGCTTAAAAACAATTCCCGCGCCTTGCAGGTCTTGGCCTAGCCAGTAAGCATTGATATCTTCTGTCGCCCAAGAATAAGCAGCGATACAGCCATGTTCAATGCTGGCTCCGGGCAATTCTGCAAATGGAAATAGCGGATTTCCCGCATCGTACCAGATTTCTGATTTTAAATTGCCCAACAGCAATATCTGTCTTCGGCTCACGCCCAAAGTTATAATATTGCCTGGGTAATTATTCTTTGCCGCGACATAAGTCGGGTCAATGGTGATTACATTATTCAGCGTGGAAAAGAAGATATTTGTTCCAATCAGATTACCGATGATAAAACCATCGATAATATCTACTCTGGTACTTCCAGTGAAAATTCCCGAACTATCTACCAATACCGCAAATACATTAGTTGCCAGATCTACGGTATATCCTTGCGGGCTTCCATCTACCAGAACCAAAGTCGTTCCGTTATCGATCATGGAAACCATGCTAGTGCTATTGGCCAGGAGATTGCCTAAAAGAGTTACACTCCAATCAGTTCCAATGGCATAAAGCCCTTGACCGATAACGCAATAGCCTTTGCCGTTGCTTGCGGTATAGATTCCACGCCCTTGTGCAGTTGGGATGTTAATCACATCGACGTAGAAATCCAGATTAAAATCCAGATTAAAATCACCAATAACATTCTGCTGGCCAAGAGGTGACAACCCCGGACGCTGATAATGCGTCATAGGAACCGGAGATATCCCTTTCGGATTGTTTTCCGGATATAGATTAATAGCTCGCTGAGCGTTAGCCCCGACCCAGCGAGCAGAATACGCACCACCAATGAGGGGAAGACGAGCCACAGCAGACACCTAAAGCCGGAGAAGGAGAAACGGGGGCGGCTTTCGCCCCCGCCAAAAGCTTAGGCAGAAAGCATTTGCTTCCACACACCGGCTTTAAAGCAGCTGAAAATAGCAACCTTGCCAGATGCCAATGTGATGCTGGTAGCAGTAGTTGTCGAACCAGAAGCACTAATACCGTCAGCCGCATTGCCGTTGCCAGGATTGGTAGTAACGGCAAAAATTGTCAGCGTATTAGCTCCATTGTTATTAACAATGAATTCTCCGCCGATAATAGTAGCCGGAGCCACAACAGAATCATTTGTTGTCGCAACAGTGCCAACTTCGTTATAATTACTGGTCAAACGCGGAGTAGCCGCAGCAAGCGTACCGCCCGGATATGCCACAATGCCTGAAGCAGTAGAATAAAGATCATTTACAAGATTTGTCAGCTCCTGTCCGTCAATCAGCCGAAGACCTGGGATGAAAGAGTAAAACTGAGCAGTTACAGAATTCGCCATGATAGACTCCTTAGGTTAACGCAGGGCCCTGCGTGTTAGTAGCTTCTGTCAGAGAAAATATTATACAATCCCGGACGAGTAAGCTGTTCTGGCATAGTCAAGCGGGAAATCTTAGTATTAGCCCCCCGCAGGGCATTCAAAGAGTCTTTTGCAAGACCCGGTAACGGATCACCAGGATAAGTCCCGATAGAAAACATGCTTCGCAACCTGATCGCCAAATTAAGCACGATGGCGTTATAATACTCATACGGT